GGATCGGATTGGCTACCGATGGAGAGCGGCGTATCCGATACCGTCTACTCTATGGTTTGGACTCAAGGACAACTTTGGTTTGGAGGAGCTTTTCTTACCACGACTAGCGGATTAGCCATGTCCAATCTTGGGATTTGGAATGGTTCCACGTTCGTAAAAACCGATATTGATCTACCCAATACTGGCTTTGGAGGGACCAATCCTCTCGTACTCGCTTTGGGCAGTATAGGAAAAACGGTCTATATGGGTCATTATGGAACAGGAGCTGCGGAAGCTTCCGATAAGACCACCGTTAGTAATGTGGGAAGTGCTTCAGCATATCCCATAGCGACTTTTTCTGGGCCCGGTACTTTAGTCTGGTTGGAAAACTACACTAGCGGAGATAAGCTGTATTTCGATCTGGAGGCCCAGGACGGAGAAGACATTGAAATTGACTTCCGTCCCCAGAAGAAATCAATCACAAGCAATTGGAGGCAGTATTCTCTACAACCCAAACGGGGATCGGACTTTGGGACATTCCGGCTCTTGCCGGGGAATAACGATATCATAGCCTACATCACCGGAGGAAGTGGGAATACTGCCCTGCATTTCCGATGGCAGATTACTCACTGGTCAATTGATGGCGGCGCATGAAATATGGCTTGCCCAACCAGATGGCACGCCTATCCAGATCCTTGAAAACTATACCTTCCTTCGATATACGCGGTCGGTCAACGGCATAGGGTGGATTGAGGTTCACATGCCGCACGATTTCGATTTCTCCATTCTTGGACTTGATCGTCTGATTGAAATATGGCGTTCTCCTCCTGGAGAAGATTTGAAATGGCAAATGACCGGCTTTCTACGACGATGGGGAGCTGAAACAATCAGNGGNCAAACCCATGTCTTCTTGGAAGGACCTGGACAAAACCATATCATTGATAATCGGATCGTNGCNTATCTGGGCGATCAAGCGGAAACCGAGAANTCGGGTCTAGCGGATGATGTGATGAAGGCAGTNGTTCGGGAGAATGTGGCTCCTAGTTCAGGGAATGATCCTTANGGACGCTCAAGAGTACAGGTCAATTTCACCGTAGCTGCAGATGCGAGTGCTGGTCCTCAATATGATGGAGATTTCCCCTGGCAAGCCCTCCCTGATGTTTTACGAGAGATATCGGATCAAGCCCATGCAAAGGGAACGCCAGTCTATTGGGACATAGTTCAAATGACTCCCGGTAATTTCCAGTTCCGAACTTTTGTGAACCAGAGAGGAATTGATCGGACCATAGATCCGGTTGCTCTCACCTTTGGACAGGAATTCGGGAACATGACTGATCCAAGTGGGAGGAGGACTGGACGGAGGAACGGAATATCATCTATGGTGGAGGACAAGGAGAAGGCCAGAATAGAGTGATTGATCCTGAGAAGGATGTTGGAAGGACTTTTCGAACGATCTGGAATCGACGGGAGGGCTTTCAGGATGCGCGCGGAGAGAAGACTGTACTTGGCGTAGCCAAGAAAGCCTTTGCACGTTTGGTAGAAAGCAAACCTCGGAGGCGTTTAAGTGGAAGACTTCTGTCAGTTCCCGGAAGTCTCTATGATGTGCATTGGGGATTCGGAGATAGAGTTCCTGCGACTGCATTTGGGTTTCAATTTGAGGGATTCGTTCAATCGATAACGATTACGCTTAGGGGAAAAGAACGCGAGGAAATCGACGCCAGGATTGAGGCTGAATATGTCAATCTCGGCTAACGATCTAAGAAGGACACTTGAGTTCCTAGAGAATCACGAAACACGTCTACGAAGATTGGAAACTCAAGAAATCGGGGTAGGTGTTCTGGGTACTGGCATGACACTCATTCAAGAATTGACTCCTACTGGAGCAACCGCTGATTTCACTGGTATTCCAAGTACCTATAGACATCTACAACTTCGATGGATAGCGAAATCGGATCTCAATGGTTACACTCCAACGATCTCTCTTACCTATAATGCGGATTCTGGGTCAAACTATTGGGCTACTTACCATATCGGTCTTTTGGCATGGAGTGGTTCGGATATTCATAGTGTAAATGCTGAAAGTAGTGGTCCTGCTGCTTCCATTGCTCTGGGCCAAATCCCAGGAATATTAGGCGAAGAAGACGAATCATTTGGCTGGGGCATCGCAGATATCAATTACTACACAATTTCAATATACAAGAGTCTACTCGTTCATTCAGGTACCAATGATGAAGTAAGAGATAACGCTCGAACATTTCTTGCTTCTGGACGCTGGGATTCAACGGCTACAATCAATCAAATAACGATTGGCATGACTGCTGGACAGGATTTCGTAACACCAACGACATTCTCTCTCTATGGGATTTCCTGATGAGAGCCTCCCTTGTAGACATCAGTAGATACCAGGGGATGATCGACGCCTCCAAGATCAAAGCCGCAGGCTTCTGCGGAATCATCGCACGTTGCACGATTGGATTCATGGAAGACGGCTCCTCCGTAGGGAAAGGGCTGGACTACTACAAGAACTCCCAGAAGCAGGCTAGAGATAATGGATTGATCTTCGGGGCCTATCATGTTCTGTGGCCTTCCAACAAAGCGCCCATAAGAGAAGCGGACAACTTCTTGGGAAAATGTGGGGATATCGACTTAGCGGTACTTGATGTAGAACTGCTGAGGGGACAGACGCTTGCCCAAGTGCAGGGACAGACGAAGGCCTGGCTGGAGAGAGTCGAAGGCGTTCAGGGCAAGAAGCCGTGGGTCTACACGGGGAGCTGGTTCTGGACTTCTCCCGCGGGATGGGAGAACGGCTATCCCCTGATCGAGGCGGAGTATCTTATCAGTCAACCGCGGGGCGGGATTGACAGGACTCAGCAACCGGAACCTCCCAAAGTTCCGACCTCAAAGGGCTGGTCCTCTTGGGCGATGTGGCAATGGACTTCTGGGGGGAAGCCTTTAGGAGCATCCTCAGAAAGCATGGACTACGATTGCGTGAACGGGACTGAGGAACAATTCAGGCAATTCTTGGGGATCCAACCACCGCCTCCGTCCCTAGAATCTAGAGTGGGCAAGCTGGAAACCGAAGCGAGAACAAGAGGGTGGAATGTATGATTGATGCCGAAGCATTGAAGATTGACGTTGCACGACATGACCGCATTCTTCGGGGGGAGGATAACGGAAGCATAGGATTGGTGGACAGAATGGAGACCCTAGAGCAATGGCGGATCATGATCGACAACGAACGAAGGACAGTCAAGGCGCTGGGAATAGGTATCTGCATTGGCCTCGGATTGAATGGAATAGGCATCATCGCAATCCTGACGCAGCTTACAGGAGTTTGAGGATGGAGCATGAAGGAGACCTTCGGCTCTGCTGAGCCGACTCCTGCTGGCGGTTTGGCTCGCAGTAGCCGCCACGGGAGCCCCAGAACTAAGACAACCGCGAGCATCAGAGCAACCTCCCGATTGGTTGATCTACAATGTCCTTCGGTGGCTTCCGCTTGTCGAGAGATGGCATTCAGAGTTCGACCACATAGACCCCGCCTTGATATTAGGGATCATTGCTATCGAATCACAGGGCGATCCCTATGCGGTGGGCGTGGATGGGGCTGGATCTTATGGCCTGTGCCAGATTATCGCGAGGTCGTGGACTGGAACACCGGACCAACTGAAGCGCCCGGAATACAACCTGTTTGTCTGCATGAGGATGATGAGTGCTATCCTTGATAAGACTGACGGCGACGTGCGCATGGCTCTTGCGTGGTTCAACTGCGGTGAAGAGAAAGTGGCGAATGATGCCTGTGGAACCCACGGAGGCTATTCGTACGCTGATAGAGTATTGGGCTACTTTGTCCCCGTCTTTCAGGCTGAACTGGTCGTCCTTGCAGCGGATAACNAATGGCTGGCTGAACTAGGCTATCTTTATGGAACAGGGAGGTGGGATCGAGNAGAGTATCCTTTCTACGANAAGTGTGTTGTAAGCAGTACCGGAAGCAAGCTCTGTATGTTGTAGGAGGAACGCATGGAAGAACTACTGAAGATCATCGAGTTGCTGGCAGAGGCGGGGCTTACCGTGTTCGCTCCCGTCCTCGTGGCGTGGGTGGTCATCCGTGGGCTGAAGCTGGCCGGATTGAGCATGTCCGTCCTGGTTCAGAAGTGGGTAGTGTATGTATTCAGCGTGGGTTCTGTACTGGTGTTCTCGCCGGTGGCACTGCCCGATCTATCGCTTGACCCCGGCGCGTACCTGGGCGCACTGCTGGCCCTTGCTGCTGGTGTGATGAAGGTTGCCCAGTCGATCTACGACAAGGCATGGAAGGCCCTGGAGGGAGCATAAGGGCCGCTTCTCCTCCTTCGCGAAAAGCCTCCGGCTGCTTAGGCCAGAGGCTTTTCGTTTGGCGGTTCGGCCTAGGTGGGGT